TCAGTTTCGTTTTCTGCAAATCTTAAATCCGAAATAATTGAAACATCACATTGTCTTTGTTGAATTTGTTTTTCTAATTTTTCAATCCAATACCTGTTTTTAGACAAGTCCCTCTTGGCATTGCCATAGGCGACAAGAAAGGGTCGTATAATTTTTTTCTCTTCTTCTTCCTCTGTCCATGCAGAAATTGATAAGTTTTCTTGAAGGAAAAATTGAATCTCTTTTCTAACTCCTTCGGCAAAAGCAAAAATGCCAACTGACTTGTCTGGAGCTAAGTCTGTTACTTGTCTTTTAATTTCAGACGCAAAAGAATCCTTGCCCGATCTGGCAAGACCTGTCACTGCGATTAGTTTTGTATTTCCCATGTAATTATCTTCCTGTGGAGCCAAAGCCCTTTTCACCTCTTAGTGTAGTCTTATTTTCGAATTTGTCAACAAAAATTAATTCAGGGATACAAGGGGAAAAGAAAATAAGTTGGCCGATCTTATCTCCTTTTTGATAAAAGTCGCCCATTTCTTTCAGTCTTCTGAACCTTAGTTTAATTTCGCCACGATAGCTTGAGTCAATAACTGCTACAGAGTTGCAGAGTGACAGATGGTATTTGCTAATGCTGGATCGGGGAAACACAAGACCATGCATTGAATTAGATGAAGGCGCAATTCTTACTCCAGTATTGTATTCAAGGAAAAGAACATCACCGTCTTTATCTGTGATAAACTCAGGATCATCCCTAGCTATTAAATCTATACCAGCATCCCCTTGCTTCGGCTGCTCCAAATATTGTTCGTTTAAAATTTCTACGCAATCTCCCATGCATTATCATACGACTATAAAACAAAAAATGCAATTACAAAATAAATTAAAAAAAACGCTTGACAAGATGTTTTTACGTATCTATACTTAATACGTAACGGGTAACGGTCCTTCGGCACTATACGGATTCAGTCATCAGTCCCTATCTGCAAAAGAATACGAGGAAATCTTGATTTCCGAGACCAGCGAAGCTGGAATACGTAACCTATACGACGTAACCTATACGACGTAACCTATACGACGTAACCTATACGACGTAACCTATACGACGTAACCTATACGACGTAATCTATACGAGCCTCCTACGCTTCGCTAGGAGGACGAGAAGAATGCTTTAATCAGTTTTTTTACCAACGCATTCTTCTCGTTTTTTTACAAAAAGGTGGGTTAAAATTACATTTGTGGCCTCCTAATGTTTTTCTTATTTAATATCTTGACAAACGAGAATTAATCGTGTAAAATAGGCAACAATGATTGAAGTAAGCGTAACTCAAAAGATGCTCATTGATGCCAGAAAAAAGGCAGAGGAAATGGGTCGAATTAGAAAAAGCATATTAAACGGAGGTGGGAATTTAGCAGGATTTGTTGGAGAGTTCATTGCTCAAAAAGTTTTGGGTGGTAAAATTAGCAATACATTTGATTGGGATTTGGTATTAGAGGATGGAACAAGGGTGGACGTTAAAGCCAAACAAACTTCAGTAATCCCAAAGGATTATTACGATTGTTCTGTTTCTGGATTTAGCAGAAAACAAGATTGTGATATGTATGCTTTTGTTAGGGTTAAAAACGACTTAACCGTTGGTTGGTTCTTAGGAGTAAAAACTTCAAAAGACTATTTTGAGCAAGCTAGGTTCTTGAAAAAGGGAGACAAAGATGGAGACAATGGCTTTACTGTCAGGGGCGACTGCTACAATATGAAAATTTCTGAATTAGACAAAGTATAATGAGCAAATCACAATCCCTTTTTACACCAAGAGAGCATTTTAAACCATTTGATTATCCGCAATGCGAAGAGTTTACAGATGCAATAAACGAGTCATACTGGACTCATAAAGAATGGAACTTTACAACAGATGTTCAGCAATTTCATACTGAACTAGACGACTACCAAAGAGACATAGTAAAGAAGTGCCTTCTTCTTATTTCTCAAATTGAGGTTAGCGTAAAAACTTTTTGGGGGCATTTGCATACTCACATGCCTTTACCAGAAATCAACATGGTTGGAGCAACCTTCTCTGAGTCAGAGGTTCGCCACGAAAGAGCATACAGTCACCTTTTAGAAGTGATGGGCCTAAATGAAGAGTTTGAAAAAATGTATGATACTCCCGCCATACTAGATAGACACAACTACTTAAAAAAGTATAAAGAATTTTCCAATGCGAGACTGGAAGAGAACTTCGTAAAGTCAATTATTCTGTTTTCTCTTTTTATTGAAAATGTATCTCTGTTTTCTCAGTTCTTTATCATTATGTCTTTTAACAAGCATAGGAAATTCTTAAAAGATATTAATAATGTTGTAGCTGCGACATCCAAAGAAGAAGCAATTCATGGACAGTTTGGGACTTTCCTCGTAGTTTTTTACAGATGAATTAAAATCTTTAATTGTGAAGTATTGCCAAAAAGCATACAAGGCAGAAGAAAAAGTTTTAGATTGGATTTTCGACAATGGAGATACAGACTTTATTAAAAAGGACCAAGTTAAAGAATTTGTAAAAGATCGTTTAAATCAGTCGTTAATCGGCATAAAATTAGATGCAATCTTCGATGTGGATAAATCAGAACTAGAAAAAACTAATTGGTTTAATGAAGAACTGTTCAGTGACGCTCATTACGATTTCTTTGACCAGAGACCAACAGCTTATTCTAGGAAAAATAAATCCATTACAGCAGACGACTTGTTTTAATTTCCCACAGAGGAGCCGACTGAGAGCGGGAGGGGTGAAGGCTACAACGCCCCCTTACTCAGAGCCAAAAACCCGCATATACTTTTAATTAATATGAAATACCCTTGGCTTAATAAAAAATCACGAATCTTTCTAGAAAACGGATACCTTTCAGAAGGAGAGAGTCCAGAGAAAAGAATTGAAGAACTCGCAAAAACGGCCAATAGATTTTTAAAAAAGGAAGGTTATGTAGAAAAGTTTTTAGATTACACATCTAAAGGTCACTTCTTATTTTCTTCTCCTGAGTGGGCTAACTTTGGAAAGGAGAGAGGTCTGCCCATCGCTTGCTTTGGAAGCTACGTAAGTGATAATATGGAGTCTATTTTAGATACGACTTCAGAAGTCGGCATGATGACAAAAATGGGAGGAGGCACTTCTGCATACTTTGGAGACATAAGACATAGAGGAGCAGAAATTTCGACAGGAGGCAAGTCAGATGGGTCCGTTTCCTTTATGAAAATTTTTGATACTTTAGTTGACACTTGCAAGCAAAGTTCTGTAAGACGAGGAGCAATGGCTTGTTATCTTCCAATTGATCATGGAGATATTAAAGAATTTCTTAAAATCAAACAAGAAGGCCATCCTATTCAACATCTCTTCACAGGAGTTTGTGTAGAAGACGAATGGATGCAATCCATGATTGATGGAGACGCTGAAAAGCGTGAAATTTGGGCTGCTGTGCTTAAATCTCGATCAGAAACGGGGCTTCCATATATTCATTTTGTAGGAAACGCAAATAATCAAGCTCCTCAAGCTTACAAAGACAAAGGAAGAAGAATCAATGCTTCAAATTTGTGTAATGAAATTCAGCTTTCTTCGTCTCCAGACGAATCATTTGTATGCTGTCTTGCATCTATGAACCTACTGAATTACGATGAGTGGAAGGACACAGATGCTGTTGAAGTTTTGTGCTTATTTTTGGATGCCGTTTTAGAGGAGTTCATTCAAAAAGCAAAAGGCGTAAAACACTTAGAGAGAGCAGTTAGATTTTCAGAGAATCAAAGAGCAATTGGGTTGGGAGCAACAGGTTATCATTCTCTTCTTCAAAGCAAGATGATTCCTTTTGAGTCCCTTGAGGCTCAAATGCTAAACGCAGAAGTTTTCGAGACAATCCACAAACAAAGCTTGGAAGCTTCAAAAAGAGCAGCAGCAGAGTATGGAGAGCCTCCTCTTTTGAAAGGCTATGGAGAGAGATGGGTTACTAGAATGGCTGTAGCCCCAAATACCTCTTCCGCCTTTATTCTTGGCCAAGTGTCTCAAAGCATTGAGCCATATAAGTCAAATTATTATGTTAAAGATTTGGCAAAGTTTAAATCTACAATTAAAAATCCATTTCTAGAAAAATTATTAAAGGAAAAGGGAGAAGATTCTGAAGAAACTTGGGCTTCTATTCTTAGAAATAATGGATCAGTCCAGCAATTACAATGCCTCTCTGAAGAAGAAAAACAAGTCTTTAGAACTTTTGCAGAAATCTCTCAAAAAGAGATTGTAACTCAAGCGGCGCAGCGTCAAAAATACATTGATCAGGGTCAAAGCTTGAATATTACAATACCTCCAGAAACTCCAGCAAAAGAAATAAATAAACTCCTAATTTACGCTTGGGAGTCGGGAATCAAAGGCCTGTATTACCAGCACTCGACGAATGCAGCGCAAGCATTCTATAGAAAATTAAATGACTGTAAAAGTTGCGAAGGATAAAATTAAGGCCAGTAAGATAATGCTACTCTAGCCCACGAACTGCTTCCAGTGCATAAATAAAGATATTCTTGGTCGAAACTTATATCTCCACTGCTTCCGAATGCAGTTCTTGCCGTAGGGATAGTTCTTCCAGATGCTCCGATGTTCAGTCTTTCTCCAGTTAAGGATGTAAAATATTTTGGGCCAGTTATGTTTTGATGAGTAATCCTCTTTACCATCGCCCCGTCCAAAGTGGCCCCTGTTGAAGATAATTTAGCTTCTAAAGAGGCTCCGGTGGCAGCTAAGTCGTCATAGGCAACCCCACTTGCTCCAGTTATGATTTGCACTAAA